GACAATCCAACGGACCGCTCCCACTCTCTAAGTACTATAGCGTTACAATATGTATTCCATGGGAACCGAGAAATGGGTGATGAAATGAGATACCGGTGACAAAAATACCCCCCTACAATGGCAGGACAAGTGGTAGGACAAATGGTAGAACATATGGTAGGACAAATGGCAGGACAAGTGGTAGGACAAATGGTAGGACAAGTGGTAGGACAAATGGTAGGACATATGGTAGAACTTCCTGTCACCCTAGCACCGCTCAACGGAACTATTTTCACATGGTGCTAGTTCCGTTGCAAAACCTGTATATACGGAAACCGAGAAATGGGTGATGAACTGAGATACCGGTGACGAAAAGATTCTACTAAAATTGATGCAATGTATAGTATAAATTATATAATACACAATGGAATTTGAAAAAACAATATATGATCGCTGCGATTTGCAATATATAGAGCAATCTGTGAAAAAAGGCCAAATGGTATTGTTTGAGGGCAATAATCAATACGACGTGGCCGTGTATATACACCGGAACGGCGCATTAGAACAAGACACGCGTTTAACTACACAATATCGTATCGAAAAGGATGCGAAAATAGAAAAATACTAGTCGCCGAAATGAGATATATTCTCAATACATTCGTTTTTTATTCGTCTTCCTCTTCCCATTCATCGCATTTATAATCTTGTTGTCTTAAATCTTCTTCATTGTCTTGAAAACACGCAGTACATAAAACAATTTCTTCGGATGGGTTATATTGTTCGCCTTTATAGATAATGTGAATATTATCCTTGTTGCAATCAATGTGTAAATCACATTCTTCACAAAGAACAAATCTATCCTCTTCCTCCTTCTTCTTCTTTTCCTCAAATAAATCGTCTACATTCCACCCTTCTTTTCGTAAAGTATCCGCCTTATCTTGAAAACAATTCTCGCATAAACACAATTTAAAATTGTGTCCATTGACTTCTATACTCAATTCAATGATATCATCAGTATTTACTTTGATAGCACATGTTTCGCACTTTCTTTTACCTTCCTCCTCCTCTTCCTCTTCTTCTTCTTCATCGCTTTCATCACAAGCATTACCACATAGATATTGCCCACTGCCTTTCATTTGAACTATATCTTTGGTTTTTCCACATAAATCACACTCAGCTTCTTGATTATTTGGCTCTTCTTGTACGTATAAAATATCCCCACCTCCATCGTTGTTATAATACCCATCACATTGGTTACATTTTTGCCACGTATCCTCTTGATACGTCTCTTCAGTATCTTTTTCGGCGTCCCAGTCAGGCGGATATCTTTCACAATCCATATTTTCACACAATTTCCATGTAGGTTCTGCTTGCATTTCACTTACTGGGTTCATTCTATTAATTTATATCATCATTATTGTATTAGTTATATTTCAATTTTATCACATTTATGTCACTATAAATATGCACTTTCTCTTCATTAAATATTATACCATACCTCCAGGTTCGACCGATTCATCTGTCTCCACCCCTTTCCACTCATGCAGCGGCTTATCCAAATATAAAACTCAGAAATGGGTGGTGAACTGAGATACCGGTTACTAAAATACCCCCTACAATGGTAGTCAGAATGGTAGTCAGAATGGTAGTCAGAATGGTAGTCAGAATCACAATACACCATGTCACCATTGCATCGCTCAACGGAACTATTGACATATGGTGTTACTTCCGTTGCAAACCCCCCTCTATACAGGAATCGAGAAATGGGTGATGAACTGAGATACCGGTTACTAAAATACCCCCTACAATGGCTATGCGAACGATTGTGTATTTATATATCCTTCATTCGAGGTTTCTCTTTATAAAATGTTTTTTGTGTATATTGATATGCACTATTGCATCGCTATTATTATACTATCGCTTATCATTTTGAAACTTTTAAATATATAATAAAGAGAAAATACTTCATTCCATAGAATCCGAGAAATGGGTGACGAACTGAGTTACCGGTTACAAATCCAGGCAATTATGTAAATAGAAATTGATTTTTTTAATCAACCAAACTATATTACAATATAATACAAGTAACGTCCGTTAAAGATGGTAACCTGCAGCTATTGTCATAGTCGTGGCCACAACATAAGCATCTGCAATAAAGCCGCATTCACGCGTGCATTCGAATTGTACAATGAAGGAACTGATTCATTTGCAAGCAGGCGTGTTGTACCAGCGGACTGGGCGAAAGATAGGAATGGAAACAATCCGTCGCATGAAAATTGGAATGTCAAACATATTAGACCTAGAGTGAACGACCATAATCCCGCGGAACGGGCGGTCGTTAATTACATCTCCAGGTTTCGGGCGATTCGACCCGACATTTCTAGTGATGGTCATGACAATATGGATCATTACGTTACTAAACTAAATACTTCCCCTGGTAGTATTGTAAGAGTTGTACTGAACAATGAAAATAAAGTCGGCTGTCAGTTCTTTCGAGCTGACTGCGAACAAGGCACCGCCCTTCTCGCAAATTTCACAAGGCAGCACAAACATTTAATGCAATTACGAGCTACTCATCGTACCACGATTTGGCACCGAGAACGCGCACAACGGCACGCCATCGCCATGCAACAACAGCAACAACGCGCACAACAACAGCAACAGCAACAACAGGAACTACTGGTTGTTATGCGCGATGAACCGGTTGAAGCCACCGATTGCCCTATATGCATGGAACCTCTCGCCAATACGAACAAAACCATTTTGAGATGTGGGCATCAATTCTGCGGCGATTGCATTTTTCAACATTTTCAAGGCGCGCGCGGCACCAATTGCCCACAGTGCAGAGCTGTTTACGCTATTAGAGTTAGAGGATGACACCCACCCGCTGCACAACCACCTAATCACGCTCGACACAATTACTATTAGCATTACAATAACATTTGTACAATATACACTATCAATATCACATTCAATATCACATTCAATATCACATTCAATATCACATTCACATTATTTTTACCTTTTCTTTTACTACTTTTTTTTTCTTCTATATATTAACCCGATTTTACAAAACATCCAACGAATTCAATAAAAAATTTATTTAATATATTTTAAAATTTTAATAAACATTACTACCTACTTCAATACAACATCATTCTCAATGGGATCCCAATTGCCCAACTCTTCCTGTGTATCATGGTGATACAAAACATGATCATCGCTCTTGTAATACATTACGCCATCAAATTCAAATAAATGTACTTGGACATCTTCGAACTTAGAGGAACCATCATGTGATACGGAATTATTGACATCGCATGATGATACAATTGGTGCAGATTGAGGAAATGCTTCTTGAGCTAGATTTTCAATCAAATCAATGCTCTGTGCTGCCACATTCTCAATATAATCACCAGATGCAACAACTACATTATCCTTCTTGGGACGTCCTCGCTTAACCTTTGGCTTTGTATCATCATTTGCCTTCTTGACAACTGCCTTGGCGGCCAACTTGTCTGCCTTGGATTGCTCCTTGGCAGCCAACTTGTCGACCTTAGCTTGCTCCTTATCGACCTTAGCTTGCTCCTTGGCGGCCAACTTGTCGACCTTAGCTTGCTCCTTGGCATTCTTCTCGGCCAACTTGGCTGCCTTAGCTTGCTCCTTGGCATTCTTCTCGGCCAACTTGGCTGCCTTAGCTTGCTCCTTGGCATTCTTCTCGGCCAACTTGGCTGCCTTAGCCACGTCCTTTGCCTTCTTATTCGCTTCGCGTTCCTCCTTCGTAAGCTTCTTCTTCTCCACCACAGCAGAATCCTTCTCCTCAACTACCACGACAGAATCCTTCTCCACAACTACCACCACGTCAGTATCCTCACGCGTATCATTGGTTTCATTAATAGTTTTCATAAAATTATCCATATCAAACTTAATGTCCATATTATTATCAACGGATGCCTTCTTAAGGGCAGTTCCGACGAAACGCTGAATATCGATTGATGTAAAACTCATTTTGTTAACTTTTGTTATTTAACATTAATTACATAAAGAGAAAAAATTTCAATTTTTTTTTAAGTAAAATATTCAAATATATAAATAAAAAACATCAAAATATATACACGCCATTTTCTAAATATTGAATTCGGGAATACCATAACCACCATTTTGCTTGACATACTTGGCAATAATTTTTGGATCGTGAATATTGCTAACGACATCTTCTGTATTATATACATTATTTTCAGAATCAATATAATATACAATACCGCGTATTTCTTGTGCCCATATTTCGCGCTTCATCTGTGCTGGTGCATTCGTACCATCGTTATTCACTATACCATGCGGACGGCCCTTTTCGTGTGTACCACAATAATCACACTCGTCTTTTTTCCTTCTCGTACATTGCTCACCACTTGCCCGCTTTGCACAACATCTATCATGCAAAGGAATTGTATTCTTTACACGTTTACGTTTTGTAAAATCTTCCTTTGTTAGCTTAAATTTTTCATAATCATACACCAACTGCATGATATTTTCCAATTTATTTTGTTCTAAATCCTGTTGTTTAACAAGATCAATAACAGAACCTTTAAAGGCCTGAATATAGCTATCAAATTTATTATTAATACGTGTATCCATTATATTATAATTATTGTAAAATTTATAATATAATTTCAATTTTTAATTTTAAAAAATACTGGTCTTCACAGAAGGCAAAACTAAAGCAAATATACCAATCATTGTAAACCAATGAACATATGTAATATATGACGACGGATTTACATCAAAAAAACCCATCATCTGTGGGAAAATAACATTTGCAGTTATTATAATAGCAATAGCTATCATTATCGTTTTGTAGTCCTTCATATATTTCAAAGGTATTTTATTTATCTATTTTTCGATGAATAGTTTCTTTAATTACTTCTTGGCGATTATCCATTATATATTTTCCTAGTTCTTCTACATGTTCCACATCGCCCTTAAAATAATCATTTAAGATACTATAAAGAATGTTCTTATTAATAGGTTTCTTAACCTTATTTTTCTTATAAACCAAACTTCCATTATTTATATCAAAACATTCAATTTCATTTTGCTTCATTGTCTTCATCAAATTCTGCGATACATTTTTTTGGTTTATCTTCATTTCCCTAACAATTCGTTGATGTTTTCGAATTTCATTATCCATAGTCACCCATTCTTTTACGACCTTAACCAATTGTTCTTTTGTCTCCATTATTTTAAATTTATATTATTATATTTAATACATTATAAATTTAATATTAGTTACTCAATTCCTATTTTTTATAGTGACGTTTACATAAACCATCTTGAAATATTTTACATCCGCATTCATTACCTTTATTTTTTCCAGAAATTAACTTGTGTTTACAAATCTCCTTTTTTTCCAACTGAGATAAATATTTCAAATGCGATTTGCACATTTTTTTATAACATCCTTTGTTACATATTTCACCTTTCCTTTTCCCACTTTTAAAAATGTACGTACATACATTAGGTTTCATTGTATATTTATCAGGTGCATTTACACCATATACACTATATTCGCCTACTAACGGAAGCAATTCATTTTGGATATTTCTACAATATGGGCACTTTAATTGATATGTTAATAAACGCGAAGTATCCATAGGATTATATTGCTTTTGTTGTTTTACTTCATTGTAAATAGATTCATAATTAAATGCATGACTACATAATAGCTTTATGTGATTATCTTCAAGAGGCATTTTACTAATTAAACAACACATATTTTCATCAAGAACATCATTCTCTTCTTCTAAAAGTTTATAAAAATCATTGGAAGAAATTAATTCCATATTACTTATTTAATTTTAAAAAATTCTCTTTATATACATTAAGATTAACATGCAAAAATGGGGACCAATAACCTGGGCTCTTTTTCATACGATGGCGGAAAAAATAAAGAATGAAAAATTCAATAGTCATTTCCCTCAACTTTGGAAACATTTTACTAGAATATGCAATTCCCTACCTTGCCCTTATTGTTCAGAACATGCTACAACATATTTAAGAAGATATAAAGTAACACAATTTCATAACAAACAAGTATTTAAAAAATTGATCCATCAATTTCACAACGAAGTAAATGCAAATACAAAAAAACAACCTTATAATATCGATATTTTAGAAACATATAAAAAAGAAAATTTATCACAAGTGTTTAATAATTTTATTACAGAATGGAACTATCAAATGAACCAAAAAAACATGAACTTAATCGCCCATAATTTTATAAGGAAACAAACCATAAAAGATTTTCACTTATGGTTTTATTCTAATTTAGACATATTCGATTTTTCTTAAAGAGTTTTTAACAATTCACCATTTTTATATACAGCACATTTAAATGTTTGTTTATTAGGCATACTACATGTTTCTGTGTTATTACTTCCTCGTTGGCTAAAATATGTGTAATCTTCCAAACCAAAATTTGTAAGTAAATAATAATATCCTACGCCAATTAAACCACCTACCAATCCACCAATAATTATTCCAAAATTGCTTGTACATTTATTATTCAGTTTATATATTGCATCCATTCCAAATAATGTCAATATAGATATCATTAAAGGAAAATTAATTTCATTATTTTCAAACATTGGTATCGATAAATACATGAGTGTAAATCCAATAAATACACTATTAGAATTGGGTCCATCAAATTTATTGTTAATTGGTATATCTATTAGATCACAAATAGGAGAACGTGCTTCCAAATCTATTTTATTACCCAAAGCTGGTTTCAACCCAGCTACATTAAATATATATGCAATAAAAGCACCGGCCAAATATATAATTGCTTTTACATCTTGATTAAATAGTGATATCATAATCATAAAAAATGCTAATAATATGGATGATATAGCAGAAAAAAACTGCAAAATATTACTAAAGGTAAATGACATTGCCATCTTAATATATTGTATCTATATTTTATTTTGGATATGGTAATTTCTTATTCAAAAAACGATTCATCTTCGCTATTGTTTTTTTTTCAGGTAATACCATATCACCTTCCAATTTTTCCAAATCGCGAAGTTTCATATTCATCAATTGTGCAAATTCATGAATTGTATATTTTGAATGTTGACGTGTCATCATTAACGTCCTTCCGAAAGATAATTCATCGCTATTCATTTAGTTACATATATAACCTATAATATCTTTATGTAATTCACTAAAAATATTATATGTTTCAAATCTTAGTTGTTTCACTATTCTTCTTCCAAAGCATATTGTAAAGCTTCTTCGATAGTTTCAATTGCATGAAATTCGATTCCTTCTATTACGGGATTCTTTTCATTTTTCTCCATAAATTTTTTGAAATCCTTTTCATTTTCTTGAGGAAACAAGAATGTTTTTACACCTGCTTGTATTCCGCCTATAATTTTCAAATCAAGTCCGCCGATTGCAGTTACTTTACCTTGTAAGCTCATTTCACCAGTTATGGCTAACGTATTTTTGATTTTTCTATTATTAAGCAAGCTATACAATGTAACAGTGATTGCAGTACCAGCAGAAGGCCCATCCTTGGGTGTTGCTCCATCAGGACAATGAATATGTACACCTTGAGTTTTTGTTTTATCAAATCGTTCAATTAATTTTTCCTTCATTTCATCAGGTGTTAGTTTCCATGCAAGTGTTTTTGCAACACTCATACTTTCTTTCATGACATCTCCTTGCATACCGGTTAATTTAAGATCTAGTAAATTGCCAGAAATAACAAAATTAGTTTCAATTGGAATGATTCCCCCGCGTCCCAGAGCATTTGCCCATAGCCCATTTATTATACCAACCTCCGAAGCATTATGTATTTTTTTGGGTTTGATTGTTTCCCTATTTTTCAAATACTTTTGTTTCATATCCTCAATAGTTAATTCATATGGAAATTCATGTTCACATTCGGATTTCAAGAATTCTAAATTAATTTCACCCACAATTTCAAACATAAGTTCTTTCATTTTACGTACACCTGCTTCGCAAGTATATTCTTCAACCGCAAATTCAATTACATCTTTAGGTATAACAATATTTCCTTGCTGACCCATCTTTTCATAAATTTCTGGAAGCATAAAATCTTGGCAAATGGTTACTTTATCTTCCAATGATAAATGGTCGAATTTAATACGATGAATACGATCCAATAAGATGCGGTCCATCAAACTCACATCATTGTATGAAAACACAAACAACGCTTTAGATAAATCGAGATCAATACCTGTGAAATACTTATCTTGAAATTCGTCATTTTGGGTAGGGTCTACCAAATGAGTTAATATACCAATAATTTCACGACCAGTTTCTGTTCGACTGACCTTGTCTATTTCATCAATAAAGATAATAGGATTCATACATTTTGTTTCCATCAATATATCAACAATTTTACCCCACATAGAACCAACATATGTATAATTATGCCCATCTAATGTACTGCCATTACTAGAACCACCAATAGCAATAAATGCAAAGGGTCTAGCTTCGCCATTATCATCAGTTAAACATTTTGATAATCCGTGTTTTGCAATAGATGTTTTGCCGACACCAGGTGGTCCTTCAAAACCAAAACAATACCCAGTTTGTTCACCATTTACCCATTGTCCTACAATTCTTTCAATTTGTTTTTTAGCATTTTTATGACCATGTACTGATTTATCTAATATATCACTAACACCATCCAAATATTTCTGGACCTTTGTAAAATTACTATTTATTTTTTCCATTTCTTGTGGTTTTTCATATTTGTATGTAAAGTTCACTATTTTTTGGCTATCAACTACGTCTTTAATAAATCTATGTACCTTATTATTGGCTAAAATATAAATAGTTAATTCATTTTTTAATTCATTCTTATTGCTATATTTATTTAATACAATTTTATCCAAACCATATTTTTCACATTTTTCATTAATCAGTTCTCCGAAAACCATAATTTCATCCTTCTTTTTTATATTATCAATAACCATATTGATTTTTTCGAAACATTCTACGTTATGCAATATTTCCAATGTTTTTACTTTATTGTTTGTATATCGAATAACTTCCATCGAGTTGTATTTATTTTTCACTTCGATATCCAACGCATTTTTATTATTGTTTACATAACTAAGAAATAATTCATTATTTGTTTTCATTAATTCTAGGATTGGTTCCTGTCTAAATATACCGAAAGGAATACGTAAGAGTCCATCCAAATATTGCCTTGCTTTAGATCCTGAATCCTCTGATTTCGACTTTAATTCTTTTAATTTATTAATTGCCTTTTCTTTAACATAATCCTTCGTTTTCATTAAACAAATGCGTTGTTCATAAGGTAAACTATTTTGAACATCTCCATTATTTAATTTATTTGTATATTCTATTGTTTGTTTCATGGCACCTTTAAAACTTTCTTTGATGATGTTGGGAAAACTTTCTAATATTGCTTTTTGTTCTGGACTTTCACCGGTCTTGTCATCTAAACTTAGAAGATCATATAGTAAATAAGCTATGAACTGAAGTTCAAAATTATCTTTATGAATCAATAATTTTAATAACATCGTGCGTTTTTCATATAAATCCAGTCCCATAAATTCGCGCGTAATTTTTGAAATCGCCTTATTATTTAATTGTTTAATATATGTATTATAACCGATAAACATATCATAAAGAGCATTCAATTCATATACGAGAAGATCTCTCAATGTTAAGCTACCAATAAAAATATCAAAACTAACATTTAAAAAATGTTCAGTTTGAGGCGTATTTAATTTAATATATTCAATGCGTTCATGTATTATTTTATTTGTTATATAATTTAATGGTACATCATCAAAATAACCATAAATAATGATTGTTTGTTCCAATTCTTCATTCGCAAACACTATTTTTCCACCATGAACCTTAAACGACAACGATTCGTTTTGAAATTTAGTAATTGGGAACACATCTAATGTTTTACTTGTTTCAGCAATATGGATGTCTTCAAAAAAACTACTCGCCTTTTTGTTTTGATTATTGCGATTTATTAACGACCACAAAATGATTTTATAATTTGTAGGATGAAAACATTTATTCAATAATCCAAACATTTCAATGTGCTCATCTGTCAAACCATCGAAATAATCTATTCCAAAACACACAATCAGCATATCAAATAAATTGTGAGACCCATGAGATTTCATACACACTGCTAGTTTGTTTATGATTTTGTTTAATTCTGATGTGCAAGATTTGTGGTCAATTATTTCCAGTGATATTGTTTCTTCTAAACCTGTTAATCCATCATTTAAAATATTTAACTCGTCTAGTATAACCGATACCTCTGTTACTTGGAACACGCCTTCCTTTTGATACTTCTTTAAAACTAAGAAAAATCTACTTAATATATCCTTAGTGTTTGTTATCCTAGTTCTTAAAAAATCAAAAGGAGCTTGTTCTTTTCCAACGTGTTTGTTTTCACGTCTGATCAAATATGTATCAAAACTTTTATCCATACTTGTATATTATAACTAATATATTTTTTTAATAGAACTTAAACTAAATATTTACACCCTCTTATATATTATATAACTATTTAAACCTATATTTCTAGTTATAATAATGGGAATACCTAGTTATTTTGCTTTCTTAATTAAAAATTATCCACAAATTATTCAGAAAAAAATATTATATACAATTGACAATCTGTATCTAGATTCTAATTCGATTGTATATGATAGCGTTTATTCACTAGAATACAATAATGATGCAGAATTTGAAATCCAAGTTATTAAACGTGTTTGTAATACAATTGATAGTTATTGTACTTCTATACAACCTAAAAAGGTTTTTATTACATTTGATGGAGTTGCACCCATTGCAAAACTGAATCAACAGAAATCACGCCGATATAAATCTTGGTTTACAAACGAGATGGAGAAAAAAATCAAAAATGATAGTTATGATCAAAAATGCAAATGGAATACATCGTCAATTACACCTGGTACAGAATTTATGAATAAATTAAACACTATGGTTTACAATTATTTCATTAAAAACAAAGACACTATCCATAAAAATATTACATTTGAATTTTCCGGGTCAGATAAACCGGGTGAAGGTGAACATAAAATTTTCGATAAAATAAGAAACGAACCTGATTACCATGCAAATGCACATACACTAGTATATGGATTAGATGCGGATTTGATTATGTTATGTTTGCATCATCTTCATCTATGCAAATCGTTAAATTTATATCGTGAAACCCCGCATTTTATTAAACAACTCGATAATTCACTGGATCCAAACGAGACATATGTATTAAACAATGATTTACTAGGTGAAAAAATTGTATCTACAATGTCCAGTAAAAATATAATCAACAATAATGATTTAATACACGATTACATATTTATTTGTTTTCTACTTGGAAATGATTTCATGCCACACCATCCAGCGTACAATATTCGTCATTCAGGAATACACGTATTATTGGATGTATATAAACATTTACACGATAAAGATAAAAAATTCATTCTGACAAAAGATAATACTATACAATGGAATAATGTGCGAAAATATATTGTATTGTTATCAGAACAGGAAGAGTCATTGTTTCAAGAAGAACACAACAAAAAAAGCAAACGTGAAAAAAGATACATTCCCAATAAAACAGAAGATGAGCGCTGGGAGAAATTTCAAATAACACCTTGTTTCGAAAGAAGTAGCGAACATTTTATAGACCCAAATGAACCTGGTTGGAATCTGCGTTATTATAAAACACTATTTGATATTAACAATGACGAAGAGAGAATCAAGCAAATATGTTTTAATTACTTGGAGGCGCTTGAGTGGACATTTACGTATTATACATCTGGTTGTAAGGACTGGCGATGGAAATATAAGTATAAATATGCCCCATTGTTTAAAGACCTAATAAAATATATTCCTTATTTTGATTCAGAGCTATTGGAAACAAAACAACCTCAACCAATTGATAGTATTATTCAATTAGCATATGTGTTACCCAATACAAGTTATAATCTTCTGCCGAAAAACGTCGTAGAGATATTAAATAATAATTTCGAAGTAGATGGGCCATATGAGATGTCATGGGCATATATGAAATACTTCTTTGAAACTCATATTGAATTTCCTGATATGGATATTGACAAATTATCCAATTTGATTTCTGTCAAATAATTTATTATTATAAAGTTGTTTTCTTATCGACCACAACCTCCTTTGCAACATTTTTAATAATCTTATTAAAATCCTTCTCTTTATTTTCTTCACTTCCTATCGAATTGGACAAAATATTTATATAATCATTATTCTTACAATCCAGTATATCAGGATTTTCTTGTATCAATTCGTCAATTTTCTGCAAATTTTTACGTTTTATTTTCACAATAGCGTTTTTGACATTTTTATAATCTTCATTTTCACGATTCCATACATCGTTTTCTTTTACATATAACGTTTCACGCTTCCCATCAGAACAATGAATTGGTCGTTTATAAACATCAAGCTCTTGCAACCCACGTATAAATATTTTGGACATACCTTCTACAAAACCATGTTTTCCATTATTTTCCAAATCCTCCATTTCTAGCTGCAATGATTGAACAAAATCAACAAGATTGACGGCATTTTTACACTGGGTATTAAGAAATATGTTCATATTAAAATGATTATGGTTAGTGGTATTTGTTTGATACATATTTGTTATATTATTGTCACCAACACGTGGTATTAATTCCTGTATTGTTTTTCGCATTTCCTTATTCTCTTGTACCATCGATAAAAACATTTCTTTATAAACTATTTCCTCTGATTTTATTGGATTAGATGAAATATCTGTATCTACTACACTTATACCAATAATCTCATTTTCAGCATGTTCCTTTCTGCATCGTTTAGTATGATACCAAAGACCATTTCTATTTTTATACGTTTTATTGCAAAATTCGCATATAAAATCAGTGTAGTACTTTTCGTTCAAAGATGCGTTCAAAATGTGCTTACGTGTGAGAACATGTTTATTATAATTCGAAGTATTGCTGGAACTATAGTCACATTTTTCACAATAAAATTTCATATTTTTTTTGCTTAGTACTTTTAGTACTTTTTCGTTCAACGTTTTCATATATATTTTGAACAGAAAAGTACTCTAAACCTTTTTAATTTTAAATCTAAAAAAATGGTTGGTAACAACAATAAAATAAAAATATAATATTAAGAGCTTGTATGTAGTATTTTCACTTTTTCGCAAATTGACGCTTTTTAAACTCCTTATCGTATGGTGAAATGGACATTTTAAAATGTCCAAAATGGAAATCAAATAAAAACTTTCAGTAAAGAAATATGACTTTTTTATCTTATAAAATTATGGTTTAAAAATATATAAAGAATTATTATAAATGGAACTCAAAACACGTAACGATTTTCAAAATATTTTAAAACAAAATCCAGGACTTATTTTCATTAAATTGGGTGCAACGTGGTGCAAACCTTGTGAAATTATATCGCCTATTGTAGACGATGTTTTTGAAAAAATGCCTGAAAATGCACTTGCAATTAAGGTAGACGTAGATGAAAGTTTTGATTTTTATGCATTTTTGAAAGCGAAAAAAATGGTACAAGGTATACCGACAATATTATGTTATCATAAAGGAAATGAAAGTTATATTCCAGATGATAGTGTAAGTGGTACAAACACAAATCAAATCTACAATTTCTTTAGAACTAATTTAGAAATTATCTAATAAACTAAAATTCATAAATAATTATATTATTTTTGTTTATGAATAAAGTCGATTTGAATATTGATAATTATTCGTATGAAGATATACTTGAATTATTTCACCTAGATTATAATTTTGATATAAATGAACTGAAAAGTGCGAAAAAGATTGTTTTGAAAACACACCCTGATAAATCAAAATTACCAAAGGAGTATTTTCTATTTTATTCAAAAGCATATAAGATGCTTTATTATGTTTACGAATTCCGATTGAAATCAAAAAAAAATGAACACGATGAATACGAAAATATGAAAAATGAGAAAAGCGAAGCAAATACCGAATTGATAAATCAAATGAACAAAAAAGAGAAGTTTAATTCGTGGTTCAATCGCTTATTTGAAAAATATTACGATAAAGATGATAATGGATATGGTGAATGGTTATCAGAAGAAGAAACCAAAAATACACCAAAAATGAATAACATGCGCGAAATGAATGAATATATTGAAGCAAAAAAACAATCATTATCGAACGAACAATCATTAATAAAGCAAGATTATATACAAAATATACCAAGCGAGTGTAGCAATTTATTAAATCAGGACAATGAACAATATTCATCAGGAAATATATTTAGCAAATTTCAATACGAAGATTTGAAAAAAGCACATGAAGAAACATTAATTCCAGTGAGCCAAAATTTACTTGAATCAAGACATCAATATAAAAACACGGGTGAATTAGTAAGAGAAAGAAAAAACAATATTGATTTATTATCGGAACAAGAAAGCAATGATATTTTACAAAACAAAACGACTAAGGATAACGAAATATCATCGAACCGAGCATTTAGTTTAATAAAACAAGAAGAAGAATCAAAAAAACGCAATAACTTATTTTGGGGGCAATTGAAAATGTTAGAAAATAAAAAATAAAAATATCTATTTATGCTATATAATGTTTGGTGACAAAATCAATAGATATTTATTTGCATTTCTTGGTTTAACGACAGTTGGATTTTTATATAATCGCTATGAAGAAAAGAATAAATTAAGTGAAACACAAGAAACGTATAACTCTATTAGAAATTATTTATTAAACGATTCTACCTTAGCTAAATCAAAAAAACCGATTTTATGGTTACATGTTCCTTATCGTGTAAATGCCCGTAAGTGGACAGATTTCGGTTCTAGAAACACAAACAATTTAAATCAACCCTATTTATCATTATGTGTAAAATCAATTATAGATAAATGTGGTAACGATTTTCACATTTGTTTAATTGACGATGATAGTTTTTCTAATTTAATTCCTGACTGGTTAACAAACATGTCACGAGTTCCGGAACCCATTAGCGGGTATATGCGAAAGATTGGTTTATGTAAATTAATATACTTTTATGGGGGGATGGTAATGCCAATCCAAACAATATGCTTTAAAAATTTAAAACCATTGTATGACGCAATGACATCTGCAAAAAAACCATTTTTCATTGAAAATCATACAACAACAATAAGTGTTTCGCAACAAGTAACCATGTTCCCTTCATACGATATGTTTGGAGCTTTAAAAGATGACACTACAATGAAAAAAATAATAGGGATATTAGAGGAAAATATTTCACGCGATGCGACAAATGAATCCTTATTTTTAGGACAATTAGAACGTTTTCTCTTCGAAATGGCTCAGAAATTCGAAATATCAATTATAGATGGAAAAATAATGGGTATCAAAGATGTAAACAATACACCCATTACCATAGAAAACCTTTTTTCTGAAGAGAAAAACGATATAATTCTTCATTCGAATAATCTTTGCATGATACTGCCCAGTGAGCAGATTTTAAAAAGGAACAAATATGAATGGTTTGCGTCGTTAAATGTCGGACAAGTACTTCAAGGAGATTATTATTTAGCTCACATGTTAAAATCCTTAGGAAGATAAACGTAATAATTAATAAAATAAGAGGTTCCTATATATTTTATTTCCGATTTGTAATAAACGTGAAAGAAACGGCACAATTGACGTAAAATAGTTACAAATCGTTTATAGGTTACATTATCCAAATAGTGTGCCTTTGATTTATGATAATATAATTGCAAATTATCAACAAATGGTTGTATCATGTTTTTGTATTCGGCTTGCTTATAAATAGTAGATGTAATCGAAATTCGATTCTCTTTATTGGGAATAGCAATAGCATTTAAAAAAATGTTAAAATCATTGTAATTTGGGTCCTTACAAAATATTTGTGATTTCATGTATATATATTTCTTATAAAATATAATATATATACGATAAAATATTTATATAAATGATGATATTATATATAAGTAATGGCGGGAGGTTTATTAAACTTGGTCGCTTATGGAAATCAAAATGTAATAATAAACGGAAATCCATCTAAAACATTCTTTAAAATGAAATATGCAAAGCACACAAACTTTGGGTTGCAAAAATTTAGAATAGATTATGATGGATTGCGAACATTAAGATTAAATGAAGATTCACACTTTCGTTTTAAAATACCGCGTTATGCAGATTTGTTAATGGATACATATATAGTATTAAACTTGCCTATTATATGGAGTCCAATATATAAAACAATAGATGGCGATGGCATTGAAAAAATGGTACCATATGAATTTGAATGGATAGAAAATTTAGGTACTGAAATGATTCGCGAAATATCAATAACATGTGGTGGTCAAAAGATTCAAACATATAGTGGAAATTATATGCGAAATGTTGTCGAACGCGATTTCGACGAAACGAAAAAAAACCAATTGAATCACATGAGTGGGAGCGAAACTGAATTTAATCGTCCATCACATGCGTTCGAAAGAAATGGAAAATACCCTTCTGCTAAAGCAACAACTAGCGATATTGGTGCACATCCTTCTATACGTGGGCGTAAATTGTACATACCATTAATGGCATGGTTTGGTAATTCTAGTAAAATGGCATTTCCTTTAGTTGCATTACAATACAACGAGTTACATATTAATGTCACAATTAGGCCAATACGCGAATTATACACAATACGTGACGTAGAAAATAGTAAAGATAATTACCCACGTGTTCAACCTAATTATAACAATGAATATATGCAATTATACCGCTTTCTTCAGACACCACCGAGTGATGATTTAAAACAAGAAGAATATATCGAGCAAAGAAATAATTGGAATACTGATGTTCATCTTATTGCAAATTATGGATTTTTATCAGATGATGAGGCAAGATTATTTGCAGCACAAGAGCAAAAATATCTATTCAAAGAGATACATGAATATAAATTTTTAAATATAACTGGAAATAAAAAAATAGAAGTGGAAACAAATGGATTAGTATCAAGTTGGATGTTCTATTTACAACGAAATGATATAAATCTTCGTAACCAATGGACAAATTATTCAAATTGGCCGTATAAATGTTTACCACAAAATGTAGAAACAATAGATAAAGAAAATAATATTCACATAACAGGTGAATATCATCATCCAAATAATAAAGAAATATTGCAAGAATTCGGTATATTGTTAGACGGCAATTATCGTGAGAATCTTTTACCATCTGGTATTTATCAGTTTATAGAGCCATACGTTCGTTCAAAAGGTAAACCAAGTGAAGGATTGTATTTTTATAATTTCTGTTTAAATACAGATGTACATGAGCATCAACCATCTGGGGCAATTAATTTAAACAAATTCGGTAAAATAGAATTGGAAATAGTTACTTATATACCCCCATTAGATGAAAATGCACAATTTCTAACAATATGTGACAACGAAGGAAACACTATTGGTGTAAATAAAACTTCGTGGTCTATATATGATTATAATTATGATATGACATTAATAGAAGAACGTTATAACATATTATCTTTTATTGGTGGAAATTGCGGACTTCTATATAGTAATTAATTATACAAGTTGGTGTCGGTCATCATACCTGTTGTTTTTTGGGGTGCAAACATTGGGTCGTGGTTTTGAATAACTGGAACTTGAGTTTTAGATTCCTCGCGATCATTAACTATAATCACAGATGGATTTAATTTTTTTAAAAGGGATGTATTATTTTCAATATTTTCAGTGTTTGAAATAACAACAGGACTAAATGTGGTCCCTTTATTTGTTTCTAAATTGCATCCCTCGCATTCATCGTGGCCCTGTAAACATATACCATCACTTTGACACATTTCATAACATTTAGTTTTATTGCACGATTTATAAGGTGTTGTTCTTCCGATAGTAGTCATATTTTCCAAAATATTGTTAACTTTGAAAAAATATACATAACCAGCTAAAAGAATAAAAAATAGTATAATAGCGTGTAATCTTTTAAGTTTCATATAATATACACGAAGATATATATTTTTATTGCGTCTTTTTATATATAAGTAATATATGGCCGAAGAAAAAAATGACAATACGGAAGAAACTAGCAAAAAAAAGGAAAAAAAAGAAGGAAAAAAATTAGATTTTGCATCATTTGGTAATAAAATTTTGAACATGACCATACGATTAATAGTATATTCAATAGTCGGTGGATGTTTTGTTTATTTAACAAATATTGTAAACGATGGAGGTGGTTTAGGAGGTACCGAAACAAGTGGTTTACCTTATGTTAGCCCAATGGGGTTATTTGCTTGCGATCAAGGAATAAAAAAATCAATGCAAAAAGGTTTCAAACAATTCAGTGATGTGTCTAAAAAAATGATGGATAAAATACCATTGAGTGAAGATATGAAGAATAAAGCAACAAGTAAATTGGATAGTGCTAGTGAAAAATTAGATGATAATAAAGGACAGGGTAAAGGTAGAAAGAACAAAGAAAAAATACCATTTTCAGTATATGTAAAGCATAGTTTAGAAGAATGGTCTTTTCCTTACAAAAATAAAGTGTTGTGTAATAAGCAAAACATCTATTATGAACCATTATATTATCGTTTTACACGTTGGTTCACCAGTACATTAACATTATCATATGCGTATGGCAGAAAAGGATTGGATAAAATGTTTGAAGTATTGGATAATGAAAAATACGCATTTTGGTTTGGGCCATTGGTAGTATATTTAATTGTTTATTTATCACCAATATATGGTGTTACTAGTCACGCATTGGGTTCAATTATCAACTTAGGTAAATTAATACCACGTTTTATATTCCAATTTTGGTTTCCAATAATAACATTTGCTCTAGCGTTCTTCGCCATACCAATTATTTCACTGGGTGGTGGAATAGTTCAGGCATTAATGACCATATTTTTCTTTATAATATACCCATTTATGGAAACGGAAAAATTCCCAATAAAAGTAAATGATGTAATGAAAGATTTTTCAGGACCCATGTATATATGGAAAAATGTAACATCGCGTACTAAATATTTGACAACATTATTCTTCGTTTTTGTCACAAAATATGCTTTGGAAGATTTAAATGTTTTTTATGCAGCGGGTGGTGGTGCTTTGACATTAATGACATACTTTTTTTAAGAAAGTAGATAAGTCCTTAAAAAATGAAAATTGATATATTGTTGTTTTCTATATATCAGTTTAATAAATAAGATACAATGACGGAACTAAATATCCACAGCAAATATATTGATAAACGAATAAATGATATTACAAAAAGTAATAAATGGAATTCAAAAATAATTGACACTTCTCACGAAGATTTTATAAAGGATTATGCTTCAAATGTATTCACAAATTTAGTAAAAAATACTTTTACTAACTCATATATTAAGAAATTTCCTTGCGATGATTGCACCGGTACATCAACCGAAAGGTGTCACGGAATAGGTGAAGAAAGACCTTTGTTGATAAAAAGAGCACTAGAAAAGGTTTGGAATGATACAACAAAACCTATTATTATGAAAGAAATTATAATAGCATTTTTAGAAGAACATAAATATACAAAATTCACTTTCAAGTGTCATATTTGTCATAAAAACGAGAAAAATTTGAAATGTAAAAATGTGTAAACTATTAAAAAAATGAAAATTGATATATTGTTGTTTTCTATATATCAGTTTAATAAATAAGATACAATAAGGATTAGGTGATAATGAACTTGGAATTATATATTTTAAGAATACCACAAGAATTAAAACGTGAGATATATAGTTACGTTTTTGGAAATCATTATGTAGATTTTGAAAAGTTTTGCAATGTATATAATAAAGTCGACGAATATTACAAAAGTAGCAAAAGGTCATTGTATTATGAAGATAAATTTCCAAATGTTTCCTTGTCTGAACATTGGGCAAATTTCCAAATTAGTCCTTGTAAATATCCAGAAATAAAAATTCAGCTATGGTATCAGGAATATGACTTAGTAAATATTGTGGATTATTGTATAACCAATTGGTATCCGTGTGCTATTGTGGATATGTTAAAAGAATATATAATATACAATGACGAAATAAAAGTGCGAATAAAGAATTTATATGGGAAACATTTTTATATGGATTATTATAAAAATCGTGGATGTAGAAAAGAATGGTTTTGGAACGACGAATCCATAAATATGGAAGTATTTTACAATGATATAATCGAAATATTGGACGATGTGGAAACATATGAAGGTTCATCAATAAGTCCCAGTAAAAACATATATTATTTTTATCGTGACTTATTGATGAATTACATGTCTGAATGACATATTAGATATAGTCAATTGTTAGACGACTATAATTTTATTTTCTAATAATAAATTATAATGTTCGTTAACGAAAACAACGCAAATGACCCATATGGTATGAATTCTTTGATGGCAAACATACTTCAATATGTGGTAGGTCTTAAACAGCAACTAGCAAAAAAAAATGATATGCAAGGTCTAGATACTATCGATAAATTTGCTTCAATCATTAGTCAAGTACAAAATGCTCAAGGTGATAGGGATAGAGTAAATAAAATTAATAAATTGCATATTGCGAGTGGTGATATATACATTGGAAAACGCTTTGTAATCAAAGATGGTGAAAGTTCAGGCAATTTTGTAATGTTGCCTATCAAATGGCCTATGATGGGTAATACAAAACAATCATGGCAGAAGAATGTAGCAAACCCTCTTAATAAATTAGAACAACAAATGTGTGCTAATGAAACAAGCGATAATTGCAAAAGTTTAAGAAATAATCCAGATGAATTTCATAAAAGAACAATGTGGTTGGGTGGACGTCGTAAAACAAGAAGAAACAAAAAAAGTGGAAAAAGAAGAAAAACACAGGTAAAAAAGTCAAGAAAAACAAAAAAATCAAGAAAAAGAAAAACAAGAAAGTAACCATATGTTAGCATAATTCATGATTCGATTCGTGATAATTCAATGTGATAAATTTGCCAATTCTTTGTATATCTAATTTGCATATTTCATAATCATTGTTCATTTTTTCAATAAAAACGTCTTCGTGAATTTTATCAATATTGCGATAAAAATAAAGAAGCATATCTTTTTTATCTAAATTTAGTTTTTCGCACAATGTTTGTATAAAAATACTATTGTTATATTCTGTTGAATATTTAGTTAATACTTTAGTAAACCTTACTTCACTTGGATTATATTTTTTAGGATTATATTCAATATGTAGTAAATATTGGTTATAGTAGGTTTTAATCAAAGAAGACATTTCATTAAATTGCCAAATTTGCTTTTGAAAAGTAATACGATCAACATAATCGCCGAAACAAAAGTTATCCAATAACTTATGATAAAATTTGATATCTTCAATATTATTGTTTCGTAATATTTCTACTATATTTTCATGTAGCAATAATGATATTATTGTTCTATCTGTTTCATTTAACGTATTGCTATGTTGATGCATTGACATTTTATTATTTAGTATAATTTTAGTTTGTTCTTTTGCGTCTTCATAATAAGATTTAGTATTTAATAAATAACCCCAATTTTCGCTATTAAATATATTACAATGTTTACTGGTTTCGTATAAATCATTCAATTTACGCAAATCGTTTTGCACATATTGATTAATTAAATCGCTATTTTGGTTTGTAACATTCGGCCACATTAAACCAATAATATTCGCTATTTCTTTTTTGGTTGGAATATCAAGTTTATGAATATAACATACCTTCATAAGTTCCTTCATTTTTTTATCTATTTTACCATTTCCAATGCAAAAAACGGGAATATTTGTAGTTATTTCTTCTTTTTGTTTTTTTGTTTTCTTAGGCCTAATTAATTTAATTAACGAATTAATGCCTCCTTTATCACCACTATTCATACCATCGATTTCATCCATAATAATAGCAATCTTGCGTTTTCTTTTATGAAACATGTCGATTACACTAGTATCATTCATGTTTTCCTTTGTAATATTATCAATAATACTTTTATTACGAACATCACCTGCATTGAACTTAACGAGAAAGTATTCATTGCTTTCTAATAGTGATTCGACAAATTTAGTTTTACCTGAACCAGAATCTCCGTATATATAAAATCCGCGTTTTTGGGTAATATTATGTTTTTCTTTTTCAAATAAAATTAATTCTTCTTTAATTTGGTTATAAGTATGGTTTCTGTTTAAAATAGTATTATAATCGGTCATATTATAAAACTATTACATTTTTTTATGTATATTTAAATGAATAAATATATCTTCTCGTTTATTTACATGTTGAACTACTATCATTGCTAGCAACAACATCATTATTACAAACCTGTTGATTGGTAACACCATCCCATGTTAGGTCACATCCTTTCGCCCATTTAGATTTTCTACAATCGCCTTCACTTCCATTCCACCGATCTGCCGAAAAATTCATTGTTTTTTTGCATGAATTTTTGCCTAAACTATGAAGATTATTACACGCAACAATAGATTCTCCATTTTCATTTACGCTACTTTTTTCTTCCCAAAAATCAGGGCATTCAGCAACTTTAGGTGGCCAATTCGCTTCTTTAGATTTAGATGACATCATGGAACCTAAAAATATGAGGGTTCCAATAAGAAGAACAATGGCAATAATCAATACAGTTTTCTTAAACTCCATATATAAATTAACGAATATTTTTTTATATAAAATAAATATAATGAACATGAACAAACAACCATATAACGGACGTATCAATGTCATGGAAGGTAAATCTTCATTAGATTTCCAAGATAAAATACCAACCCAGTCATCATCATTTCATGACGCAATGACGGGAACATTCTACAATACAAGTTTATCTAAAACTTTTTTCTCTATTGAAAACCAAAATATAATACAAAATGGTATACGTGCAGGTGTTTATAAAATGTCAAACAATAGCTATATTGTAGGGTATCAAGATGTCGATAGTTTGAAAACAATTATGCGCAGTATTTTTTTACAAAATAGCAACAATTTACCTGATAATATTAAGGAGCAAATCAACAAATTAAATCAGCTTGTTTTAGAATATGCTATTCCACAAGTTTATGGTGAAGCACAAGGTTATATTAAATATAAAGAAGACATAAGTACATTACCTACTCCTATTGCTAGGCCGGTAATGTCAAAAGAAAATACTAAACAGCTAGAACTTAAGCCATGGTTTTAATTAAAATAACGAACATACTATGCAAATTATATATTAATGATAATTTAATATGATTATTATATAAATGTATACGCGCGTACATCCACATGAAGAAAATAATGATGGTGAAGAAAATGTGCGTTTATCACAACGGAGAGGACCAATAAAAACGTTGATAAAAAATAAAGAGTATGAAAAGTATAAATGTCATGTATGTAAAAATAATGAACCTTATTATCAATGTCCGACATGCAAATTAGTAGTATGTAGTGAATGTACAATTAATAATAATATTTGTAAGTATTGTTTTGATTATAATGAAAAGGAAAAGAATGAAAAAGAAAAGAATGAAAAAGAAAAGAATGAAAAAGAAAAGAACAATTTGGTATGGTTCAAGAATACAAATGGTAAATACAAAAAATGGTGTTTTTGTTGTATGAATAAGTAAAAACATTTTATGTGTTAATATTATAATGCCTATTCAACATATTCCAATCAATTCTATTATTTATAGTAACACAACAATCAATACACCATATACGTATACAAGTAACGTAGGCGTTCCGCGTTCAGCGGCAACACGAAGAGCAATAAAAAATAGATGTTTGAAAACATGTTGTGTTGTACCTGAAGTAAAAAAATAAAATTATTGAAAAATAATATTTTTTACATATCATACTTTATACTTTAGAAGATTTACCCTTTTTCTTAGAAGGTTTACCCGAGTTTTCATTTTCAACGTTTTTGCGATGAATACTAATAAACTTGTTATATTCACTATTTAATACATCAAGTTCGCGCATCCACATATCTTCAGCACTAATACTTTCAAGATCAGCGTATTTTTTTTGCTTATCCTGAAACTCCCCATTCAATCTTTCTACATTTTCTTCGCTTACACTATCCATCGGCATTTTCAGTAAATATTTATATTCATTGTCATCATCAATCACATCATAATTCTTATTTGCAAGCAGTTCAACTATAGCGGTTTTAGATTTTTTACGCAAATCAAGTGTTTCGTCAAGAAGTTCCTGAATATATTTCATTTTATTGGAACATACTTTTAGCTGCTTTTTCAAAATGTCTAGCATAAAATCCTTACGTTTTTGATATAATTCAAGACGCGTATCGTAATAATCGTCAATAATTTCATGTATTGATTCGTATTTCTTAAGCTTTTCGTGTGCATTAAACATGTGCATATTTGTAGTTGAAAATGTAGTAAATAATTTTAATGTCTTTTCAAGATTATTACACCCATTGTCAATTGTCTTTTGTTCAAGATGTTGTAGTGTATCACGTGTAAATGTGATGATGATATTTACATTTGTTGATTTGCTCATGTCATCTATTTCTTTGATAATGGGCGTGACTTTCTTTCCATTTTTGTCAACACTACTGGCCAAATTTTCAAGATGTTCTTTAAAGTCATCTGTCCAATATCCTACAGGTAACTCTGTGACGCAGATTCTATCTTGCCCAATCACCTTATATTTTCCACAAACAAGATATTTATTTTTACTTATTTCGTGAATACTTCCATTAAATCCTTCGAAATATGGTGTGAATTTAATACCAGACACATCATAATTCAAAAGCTTTTGCTTTAGGTAATGAATAATGACTGGTGGATAATACGATTGAATATCGGTTGAAAATCCAGTTCCAATACCTTTGGAACCATTCACAAGAACCATTGGAATAATGGGTGCGTAATATACTGGTTCAACAGGTAAACCATCATCATCCAAATAACGCAATATGGCATCATCATCTTGAGGATAAATATGACGTGTTAATGATGAAAGCTGAGTAAAGATATATCTTTCTGAAGCACTATCTTTACCTCCTTGTAGACGAGTACCAAATTGTCCATTGGGTTGAAGAAGATTAATATTATTCGAACCTACATAATTTTGCGCCATACCAACAATAGCACCATTCAAACTAGCTTCACCATGATGATATCCAGAATGTTCAGAAACATATCCCGAAAATTGCGCTACTTTAATTTCTTGCGTTAGATTTTTCTTGAACGCCGAAAACAGAATTTTACGCAAACTAATTTTCAAACCATCCATTAGATTAGGAATGGAACGATCACAATCGTATTTTGAAAAATGAATCATTTCGCGATCGATAAAATCAGTATATGTAACGGCAGTTTTGTTTGTATCTAAATACATTTCGCGATCGTATTTACCTAACCATTCTTTGCGGTCATCAGCACGTTTTTTATTGAATACTTTGTCGATTGCATCACTACATTCATCATCCGTATGTTGAAACAATACAACCTTCTTGTTCTCAAAATATTCTTTGAACTCTTTGCCAGTACTAGTACCCAACCCCTTATAATATTTAATTTTCCATCCTTTGGTATCGACTTGTTGTTTCCATTTGTTATATTCACCATCATTGTAAAACAATAGTTCCATAGATCCCTTCTTTGCTTTCAAAATGGGTGTATTCATGAATCCCATAAATCCCTCTATTTTCGACAAATCTGCCCACAAACTTTGAAACATATTAATACCAAGTCCTTTAATATGACTACCATCTAAATCTTGGTCGGTCATGAAAAGAATACGTCCATAACGAAGATGTTTCTTGATCGTTTCAGATGTGTATTTTTTTCCCGTTTCAAGGCCAACGATTTTTTTAATTTCGGCAATTTCTTTGTTTTCTACAATTTTTTTAATAGGTTCACCTCGAACATTGAAAAGTTTGCCCTTCATGGGATAAACACCAATAATATTTCTGTCTTCAGATGACAATCCAGAAACAATTCCTGCTTTAGCCGAATCACCCTCACAAAAGATAATGGTACATTCAGAAGATTTTGGAGTACCAGCCCAATTTGCATCAATCAACTTGGGGATTCCGCGAATAGATTTTGTTTTATTGCCATCATTTTTCTTTGCCGCCTTGTTTTCTTTGACTTCATGAATTGCACAAGCTGCATCCATAACACCTAGTTTAGCAAGTTTATCAATAAATTTGTCATTAACAATACACGACGAACCAAATTTACTAATCGGTGTATTCATATAATCCTTCGTCTGACTATCAAATGCGGGATTTTCAATATCACAACGCAGGAATATAAATAATTGTTCCTTGATGCTAGAAGGACTAACAACAACCTTTTTCTTTTTTTCAATATATGTAATCATTTTTTTTGTAATTTGTTGAATAATATAATCGACGTGCTTACCGCCTTTAGAAGTATAGATACCATTGACAAATGACACCTGATTAAATTCGTCATTGGGGGTAAGACCAACAACATATTCCCATCTTGGATTACTATCATCTTGAACTTTAGAAGTAGCGAGATACATGTCAACGTATTGTGGAAAGGTTTTCACGGACAATACTTCTCCATTTAGTTTAACTTTAAGGGTTCGTCGTGTTACAGCTGAAATATCATAAACGCGTTTCGCGAGCAATTGGCGCATATGTTGTGTAAGACCATCAATTTCAAAACGTTTATAATCGGGTTTGAATGTAATACGAGTATATGGTTTGCTTGAACATTTTGTAATTGTAGGTGGATGAATAACATTAAGATTATCCTCGAAACTTTGGGTATATTTTAGTTTTCTAACATGGTCAATAGTTTCAATAGAACCAATTGAAGACCAAATCAAAACAAGTTTAAACCCAAAACCATTCTTTCCCCCCACAATTTTTTTTTCGTCTTTATTATAGTTTGTAGAAGTGCGCAAGTGTCCAAATATCATTTCTGGAATCCAAAGGTCATATTCCGGATGTTTAGCTACATCTATACCATTTCCGTCATTGTACATTGAAATAGTTCCATCCTCTAGTATGTTGATATCAATATTCATAACAGGGTGATGATTTGCATCAGGTTCATCCTTTATTTTCTGATCCATACGAATAACATGATCACGACAATTCACAATACCTTCATCAAAAAGTTTGAATAGACCTGGAAGAAATTCCATATCTTGTTGAATAATATTATTGTCTTTTAAAATCCAATGACATCCCTCTACATTCTCAACCGACCCAATATAAGTATCGGGATTGTCGAGAATATGTTGTTTGTCCGTTTTCTTTTGGTATATATCAGCAAGATTTGACATAGTTAGTTAATTTATTTAACAAATATATATTTATTATGTTTCAATTTTAAGTATAAAACCTAATCAATATATATGATTCCAGTAAAAATATACAATGTGAAAAATAAACCTAAATTCATGATTGAAGAAGAATTGTTACCGGATATTTTTAAAATAGGGGAAACATATATTTTCGATTTAAGTCATGCATCTAATTTTCAAAGTCACATGCTGATTTCAAAAGATATAGATGATTTACAACCATCTGATGAAATAAAATTAATAGGTACACCTGGTTTAGATGGTGCACAATTAATATTTACCCCTGATGAAGTAGGCAATCGTTTTGTGTATGATCAACAAAATGGATTAACGATGGGTAGTTTGTTGAACCCCTTTATTTCTTTAAAAGATTTTGCAATGTATGAAGATGATAAACCCATCGAGGAAATTGTAAAAGAACAAATTATATATGATTTCAAAATGAATTATAACCCTGTATTTGTGGAGTTATTTATCGAATCATTACGTAGTCGATTTAAGGGTATTCAATTAAATGATTCTGAATGTTATCCATGTGGAATTCCAGTAATTGATACAAAAATAAATAGCGATAATTTAAGCAACGCACGTATTTTAGCAAAACAAATACGTTATTCGCGCAAAAAGGTAGAACTTGAAAAGATTCAATTAAATGCGTATGGGCGAAAAGAAGGAGGATCTGGAGGATTTGGGGCACCACCAAAAAATAGCTTTGTATAATATTTTTTTCTCCTTATGTTTATATAATGGCACGTTTTGGTAAATCAACAGATGGCATGTACCATATTAAAGGGAAAAAATACGTTTACGTTCAAGGTAGTCGTGCTCAAGTGTGGCACGGAACTGCTTATGAAACAACAGGAGGATTAAAAAAAGGAGATATTAAAATGAATAAACATGGTCGTATTGTATCTACCAAAAAATCTTCGACAGCTAAAAAGGAAAAACGTCTTGAAAAAGCTGGTTACTTCACTAAAAAGGGTAAATTTGGTTTTGTTAAAAAAGATAGTTCTTCATCTAGAAAATCTAGAAAATCTAAAAAATCTAAAAAATCTAGAAAATAAGTATTTAGTAAAATGAATTAAACAATAGACCGATATAATTTTATGTATTCTAGTAAGGAAGATATAAAATGCGAAAATGTTGACACTAACAATCATAATGATTTTGTAAAAGCATTGTCTACAACTATTGAAAAATATGTAAACACACATGTTGAAGAACGTGTTTCCAAATATGAGGATTATGATAAAATTATTGAACTCATTCATGGGTTACCGATCATCGAAAAAAAACAGCGTAAAATTGAAAAACTGAAGAAAAAGGTGAAGAAATTAAAAAAATTTATTGATGAAAATAGTGAAAATATAAAGTTAGTAATTGAAGAAAGAAATGAAATTATCGATTTGACAAATGATGATGCAGAAGATGTATCAAACATTGTTTATACAGATTGTGGTGAAACGATGTTACTAAAAAAAATTTTCGTCAAACTGGAGGATGAAGATAAAAATTCATTTGAATGTGATGATTGTAATAAAAAAGGCGGTGATTGTTTTGAAGAAATTGGCATATCTAAGGATGATTATATTGTTTATATTGATTTGGGAGAACCGGATAGATGCGAAGATTGCTTTACTAAGTGGAAAGAAAGTGATGCTGCGTCTGAATATGTAGATAAAATAAGCAATGAAGAAGAGGAGGAAGAAGCTGAGGAAGAAGAGGAAGCTGAGGAAGAAGAGGAAGAAGAGGAAGAAGAGGAAGAAGCTGAAGAAGAAGCAGAAGAAGAGGAAGAAGCTGATGAAGCTGAAGAAGAAGCAGAAGAAGAGGAAGAAGCTGATGAAGAGGAAGAAGCTGAGGAAGAGGAAGAAGAGGAAGAAGCTGAGGAAGAGGAAGAAGCTGAGGAAGAGGAAGAAGAGGAAGAAGTATTTGAAATCGAAATAGATGATATTACTTATTATACAAGTGATATTGAGAATGGTAAATTATATAAAAACGATGGTGGCGAAGTGGGTGATGAAGTAGGATATTTAAAAGATGGTGAAGCATATTTTGCCAATGAATAAAGTTTAGTAATAATTTCTTTTCACATTATTTAATATACATGAGTTTATTAAATAATATTTGTACTCCGGCATTAATATATTTAATTTTTGCATTATCGCAAATAATAATTGATACTTATAAAAGAGTATATAATATTGCATTTGTAAAATTTATTCAGATGGTTGTATTTACATTGATGTTGAATCTACTATGTGCGCGAAATTTAACGTGGATATCTTGGTTAATCATAGCAATACCATTTATATTCATGGGATTTATGACGATACTTCTATTGTATGTACTTAAATTAGACGGGCGAAGTAGTGAAGTAATAGAAGAAGATGAAAAAGGTGATGCAAACGGAGAAACAAAAAATGAAGAGGATAATGAAGAAGATGATGATAAAGCATCAAATAGTGGGAATGTAGTATATGTACGCTCGAATCAAAAGGTAGTAGTGGATGATTCGCATTTTTGGAATAATGTAGCAAACGAGGCATCTGATTCAACCCAATACGCGTAAAAATAATATCAACCAATATTAATGAATAGTTTGTATTTTTTTCCCATTGTGATGCTTATATTGGATTCAATATATTTGACATCAACATCGAAATTCTATAATAATATAGTAAAATCGATACAAGGTTCACCAATTAGCGCGCGGTATTTATCAGCATTTTTTTGTTATTTGTTTTTAGCATTTGGGCTGTATTATTTTATATTACGTACAAGAAGACCACCTTTTGATGCATTTTTATTAGGACTGATCATATATGGTGTATTTGATACTACAAACCATACTATTTTTAAAAATTGGTCATTGAAAGCGGTGGTCATGGATACACTATGGGGAGGAATTTTATTTTATCTAACGACTTATATTGTATATAGTTTTAGTAAATAATTTATATAAAGATATTTTTTTATTTTAACATATATATATGTTGTTAAGTAAAATAAAAAGAAACGGAACTATGTTTATGACAATAATGTTTGTTTTTTTAGTGAAAATATATACAGAGTTTGAATATTCGTTTAAAAAATATGTATTGCCTTATTTGCCCAAATATATTGAACAAACCATAATAGATTTTAGTGAAAATGGTAATATTATTTGTAAATCCTATAGTTTTGATAAAATGAATGAAAATAGAAAAAAAATCAAAAGTATAGATTTTGTTTTACATAAAGAATATGATAAAACAAGTGAAAAGTACAATGCGCGAGTAGTCGATAATTTGAGAAATTACCAAAACATAGAATTTGAGAAATGCAAAAAACATTTTATGTCTGTAGAATTAAGTGCGTATGATAAAACATATGAAATACACATGGACGACAACAATAATTATTATATAGAAAATAATGAGGTATTGTTTTACGAATTCGTTCAATATATACTTTATAATGAACACGGAACTTACTTGAATTTAGACGAAAAATATACAATCACTATTGTAGATAACGATTGCAATATAGTAACAATGGATAGAACTCAATACATTAAATTTACTAACAATGAATATGAAATTATTACACGAAAAAAATACATTCAAGGAAACGATGTAAATGCATATAATAAAGATAGTAAAAAAAATAATGAAATTTCCAATGAAGAAATAGAACTTGCAATAAAAATGGAACAAGAAATAATGATAAATAAAAAGAAACATTTGGAAACCATTCATGAAATGGAATTAGAAGAAGCGGAAAATTACGTAAAATGTGAAAATGATGAATTAGAACATCAAGTAGAGAGTTATTATACAGATGAAAAACAAAAAGAAAAATTATTTAAATGTGATAATTGTGAAAATATGTATACAAATTTTACTAGTAAAAAAATAGTTTTAATGCGCGACTCGTACTATGAAAATGAAGAAACGCGATTATGCGAAGAATGTTATGATTTAAATGATGATACATATAAGAATCGTAAATGGATAAAACAAGAATAAAATAATATAGATGGATATTTATATTATTTTTAGTTTGACATAATTAAGTATGTTTAAATTTATTTAAATTAATAATTTGATCCATATAAGGTAATATTTCCTTGTCATGTGTAATAACAATCATTGTTTTGTTTTTGCATTCTTGTTGCATCATTTTCATTACTTTACCACGAGTAGTAGAATCTAGTCCGGCAAGAGGTTCATCGAAAATAATAATTTTACATTGTTTTAATATTCCTCGAAGTATAATGGTTACTTTTTGCATTCCAAGTGATAAATTATTTCCGTTAACGCCTGAATTTGTATTAATACCATCCTGTAATTTAGAATACACAGACATTAAATCATACTTATTTATTAGACCTACTAGTTTTTCTTTCGTTATTTCTTTATTTCCGTATAATATATTATCACTAACGGATTTATTAAATAACTGGGTACGTTGGTTTATATAAGTAATTTGACCGCGTATATATTCAACATCTGCTGTCATAATATTAACACCATCAATTAAAATAGAACCATTCTCTGGCCGATGAATTTGAACGAGCATTTTCATTAATGTTGTTTTACCCGAACCAGATGAACCCAGAATAGCTGTTTTCTTGTTACCTTGTATTTTAATATTAAAATCTTTGAATATAAAATTTTTACCATATTTGAATGATAAATTTTGAAATTCTATATTTCCATTTGTTATAAAATTCTTTTTATTTTTCGTTTTTGATTCTGATAAAATATCTTCAATAAATGATTTCGATGCATGTATATTACCATAGTTTCCACAAGCATGTGAAATTAAATGACTATTTGCGGTAAGTAAGAAAGATAAATAGTTTCCTAAAAGCAATATAGTACTTATGAACAAAGATGTTGATATTTTTTTATTTTTATAAATTTTATAAGACGAATAAAGAGCAAATGAATAAACAGATACTGAAATAAATTGCATTGCAAGAATGGTACATTTTTCATAATCCATTTGATCAGTCATTATATTCGAATGGTGGGTATTCATATCTTTATTGTTCGCACTTTCTTCTTTATTTTGATTGTTCAATAAAATGTTCATCATATTGGAAAGACTGTCATTTAACTTTTCAGTCAAATTATAAAATCGTTTTTCGCGATCTGAAGATATGGTGATAACTTTACTGCCGAAAATATATACAAATAACCCAGTCATAAAAACACCAAATGATAAAATACACCCAATTGATATATCAATCCAAAATGAATATATAACAATGGATAATAAACCTACAAATTCGGGTAAAAATTTACCAATTAACCATTGTCCTAATTGTTTCATATATCTAGAAACATCCAAAATTCTTGTAATCATTTCACCCACCTTAACATCTTTAAACTCTGTGTTATTTTTTTCTATATTAGCACTAAATATAATATTACGAATAAAACCTAGATATTTTGGCGCTAGTTTAGCTTCTAATGATTGTTTTAAAGCATGTGCAGATGTAATCATAAACCACGACAAAGAAACTAGAGTCATTATACCCGGTACATTAAATGATTTTACATTTTCGAACACGTTAAATATATTATCTAAATTTGTTTTATCACTTTTTAATTGTTCAAATAATTTACCATATAATTTAGGTAACAATACTGATTCTAGTGGAAATGTAAACATAACCACAATAAAGTAAGCAATAAACAATGATAAGTTTTCTATAAAATAATTATAACATAATTTTTCAAATAACACATTCATATATTGTTAATATATATAAATAAAAAACATAAAAAATAAAATTGATATAAATTATAATGAGTATTAATGGAGGTATCCCCGAAATGAACTCATCCGATGTTTCAACTAAAGTCGAACCGATCCATATATTATCTGATAAATGGACTTTGTGGGCGCATTTACCACATGATACGAATTGGTCAATGGATAGTTATACAAAGATTTGCACATTTTCATCAATCGAAGAATCTATTGCTTTATGTGAAACATTACCCGAACAAATGGTAAGAAATTGTATGCTATTTTTAATGAAAGAAAATATTAAACCTACGTGGGAAGACCCTAAAAATCGAGCCGGTGGATGTTTTTCCTATAAAATCGCCAACAAACAAGTGGGTGAAACATGGAAAACAATGTTTTATCATGTTATAGGAAATTCTATCTCAAATAATAAACAATTTATTAAGTCAGTGAATGGAATTACCATTTCACCGAAGAAAAATTTTTGCATCATCAAAGTATGGTTAAATAATGCAAATTATCAAAACCCAGATTTTATACGTGTAAAAAATCTAACAAGTCAAGCATGTTTGTTTAAAAAACATTGTCCCGAACATTAAAAATATTATGTTATGATCATATGTATTTTTTAATTGGAAACTTATTATTATTTAATTTATCACTATAAGAAAAAATAAAATCCTTATCGATAATATATTTATTTTACTCATATTAACATTAAAATAAATATATTATCGATAATAAAAAAGTACAATAATTATATGGAAGGTGATACTTATGACTATATAATTATTGGTGGCGGAATAGCAGGATTAACATCCATGTATTATTTAGGTAAACAAAAACATAAGATACTCATGCTAGAACGTATGCCTCGGTTAGGTGGAAAAATCTATAGCGAACATATTAATTTTAAGGGTCAGAAACATATATTTGAAAAAGGCGCTGTTCGTTTTCACAACAAGCAAACGCACATGTTACAATTGATAGAAGATGTTGGATTAAAAAAAGATATAATAAAATATCCTTCTGAAATAACACGTGGTGATAACTTGTTTCCATTATTAAATCAAATCTCACGAAATATCTTGGAAGCGAACAAGGAAAGAATGTTGAATTTATCGTTCATTGATTATGTAAATAAATACGAGACGAAATCTGTAGCGAATAAAATTAAACACTATACTTATTATGAGACGTTGGAATATGGAAACGCATATTACATCGCAAAATACATGTTATCTAATTACGATACAAATTTAAAATATATGACATTGAAGAATGGAATGAGTTCATTGATTGCAAAAATAGAACGGGAAATTTCTCTTTATAAAAAATCAACTATCCTTAAAGAGAAAATGGTGAGTGACGTGAAAAAGAAGAATGACTATTTTCAGGTATTTTTGGGTGAAAATGGTGAAATTTATTGTTCAAAAAATATTATATTTGCCTTACCCAGTAAATATTTGTCGAAATTCTCTTTATTAAATAGTAAAAAAAATGTAAATGAAGCAATCAATGGAATTCATTATAGAACATTGAACCGAATATATGCCGTGTTTCCAAAGAGTGAAAAAACATTGTTCGAAGAGAAAGTAATCACAAGCAATGGTAAATTGAAAACCTCAGTTATGTTTGATAATCAAAAATCATTGATTAGTTATTGTGATGGGAAATGTGCGAAAAAATGGTTTAAGATAAATATGAAAGAAAAACTGAAAAGTGAAGTGGAAAAGGAAGTAAAAAAACTGGACTCCAATTACAAAACACCATTGAAAGTATGGAATTATTATTGGCCGAATAGTTTGGGAATATGGAAGAAGGGGGTAGATTTTGAAAAGATGCAAAAACATATGTTGCAACCGAGAAAAAATGTTTTTGTATGTGGTGATAGTTTTAGTGTACATCAATGCTGGATGGAAGGTGCAATACTTACCGCAAAAGAAATAGTAAACATGAGCAAAAATAGGAAATCAATCAAAACACGTAAAATGAAAGGTGGAAAAGCAAATAAAAAATATACAATGCAACAAGTGGCAAAACATAATAAAAAAGAAGATGGATGGTTGGTAATTAATAAAAAGGTATATGATGTTACCACCTGGATAGATAAACATCCGGGTGGTGCAGTGATTGAAAATTATTTGGGAAGAGATGCGACAAATGCTTTTAAATCCATTGGGCATCCAGAATATGTGATGAAAACCATTTTACCGAAATATTATATTGGTATGTTACAAGATAAAACGCGAAAAAATAATTAGATTTATAGTTTAGGTTGCTGCATAATTCGTTTGACAAGTTTAAACGCATGATAAGCAATAATAAATAATCCAGTCCATAAATAAATATCGTAAACATTAGAATCTAGTTTTTTGGATTGTACACCAATATAGGAAGCATAAAGTAGAATAGGCATAATAAAAAGATAATGGCTCCACCTTACAAAATTACGTAAAAACAATGAAAAGTCAGGCATGGGAACAAGAAAGAAAATAGCCAATCCCATCAATCCGACAGCATAAAATAATTGTTTGGGACTTTTTTCGCGTAAAAATCCAATAATAGCAAGCAATGAACCAATAATAAAAATATGCATAGCATTCACAAGTTTCATATCTATACGAAATAGCATATATATATGAAATATTTTTTATATTTAGTAAAAAATGTATACACCACACTAATAGGCAATCACCGATTTAAATAGAAGGCAAAGGTGCTAAACAAAGTTTAATTTCACCTAGGGATGCAACGTGATATTTTACCACAAGAGGGAGGTCATTTTCAAGGTACACCTCAATTTGACTGCACAAATTAGTACATTTGATAAAATAACCAAGATTTTTCAATGAAAATTCTCCCTGAATAATTTTAGACGAATCTTGCTTCATGATGAATTCCATACTTCCGTCAGATTCGGCACGATGAATTTCAGCAGAAGCAAATTGCCCGTTACATTTGAAAATAAGTTCGTTGCCGACAGATTTGATTTCCAATTTATCGGAAATGCAGCTCAAATCACGAATAATTTTTTGGAAATCACTAGAAGGCAAGTTAATAACGGAAGAAAATTTAACATCAGGTACAGACAATTCTTCGGGGTCAGGTTCAATCAATCGCAATTTCTGTGTTTTGCATTGTTTAATATCGCCATTTTCAAATTTCAAGCCAAGATGTGATGTTATTCCGTCATCATAATCATTATTTTCAATATAAATAGTTAAAGTATCATCATTATCAATTGAATTGATAAGTTTAAACAAATGAAACATATTTACACCAATAATAATTTTTTCTTCTTTGCATTCATAAAATTCAAAGTTTTCAGCAGCAAGATGAAGATGAACTAAAATAGTATGTGACTTGTCCATATTAATAATACGGATACCATCTTTTTGAAAACTGATGTTAGTTTCAAGAAGAATATCCTTTAAAGCTGTCATTAATGTACGAAATGGAGCAATTTGTACTGTTTTGATCGTCAATACATTGTTTGCGTAATTATTTGCACTGGCCATAATGTATGTATTGCGCTAAAAATCTTTAAATAATATTTCGTCAATACTTATTTTTTTAACGCAAATATATATTTTAAACAATTTTGATGGTAATATTATAATTAGTAAATCGGATATGATTTATTTCAATGTCATTAAGTATAATATTTTATTTAAACTTGCTAAAATTTCATCGCGAATATTCAATAAATCGCTATTCCCTTTTGATTTAAGATGAGGGTCAAGTTCAATTAGAAATTTTTTATAATATTCAATTTCTTTTTTGAAATCGTTGTTATTATTAGGAACATTCATTTTGACTAAATGAATATTTAAAATTTGATTGCGATTATCCATTTTTCCCATCATGACTTCAACAAATTCGTCAACATATTTATTTAAATCAGCATACAAATCATCCGTTGCTTCGTGAGTAGCGTAACTATATGTTCGCCAGTGATACAATTTAATAGTATTTAACATTTTAAGAAACATTGTAACAATTTCTTTTTTGAAATTTCTTTTTTGAGGATTTGTTTTTCTAGTAGTTTTGGAATTTGCGGATTTATTATTTTTACGAGTATTTTTTACCATCTATATATTAATACTATAAAAAAATGATTATTAGATTATTAGATTTTATATATTATAATGTTATCATATAATATATAATGACATTGCCTGTATTGCAATTTAGAATAAGTCGCAATTGTTGTCCTAAACCTACAAAAAGTGAAGAAAATGGAACGTTTTTAGTGCCGTCAAATGATACACCCAACAATAATGGAAACAGAAAAAACTCAAAACATTTTGCGGGACCCGCATTTAAAGCTAGACCTTTAAAACATTATAGAAAAAGGTTATTGCCGAATAACGGAGTAGGAAGTAGTCGCGCGACAATGCGAAGTTTTGATGTACCCGGTGGAGTAAGTTACAATAATAACGGGAATTATTGTGATAAAAATGGTTTGGTTCAATTAAACGAGAAAATATAATCATTGTGTATCAAAACCAAATTTTTTTGTTAAACTTTTCGCCTTGCTATTTAAATTATTACCCCTTTTCTTAATTTTAAACGTAGTGTTTGAAGGTACTACACTATTTTTATTTGAAACAAAATCATTATTTTCCTCATGTATTTCAGGAAAAATACGAGTCAATGGTTTATCAATAACAATCAATAAGCGTTCATTACTTAATAGTTTTCTATATTCTTGAATAGATAAGTTTCCAAAAAATTTTTCCAACAAATAGTAAGGACTTGGTGCTGGCTGAATATTTTTTTCATAATTACATGCTTTACCATAAATATAGTTAAGCATTTGATAACGTTCAAATTTTTGCGATGTATCAATATTTTCATTCATTAAAAACGATACACCACATTCAGGACTGCAAAAACACCCATAAACATGGTAATTTTCATTCATTTGATATTTAGGTATATAAATAGATGGATTGTCGAATTCGCAAGTGCACCAAAAGCAAGCAGATTTTTTAGAATATTCATTATTAAAATAAAATAATTTTTGCAATTCTTTAATTTTTTTCCATAAATTCTTCATGGAAATATTGGCGTCGACCTGTTCATTTTCTTCGGGTGTTTGATCGGTTTTGTTTTCATTGTCTAGATATTCATTAGCAACAGAATCTTGAATGTTATTAAATTCTAGTTGTTCTGTTTTTACTTGACTTGTAACTTGAAATGATTCTGGTACTGGATGTTCTATATTATCGCTATCAATATCATTTGAATTACATTTAAGATGTAAAATAACATTATGCTGTACAATACTATCATTATCAATCGGTTTAAGCTCACTAATAATTTTACCGCCTTTAGGTTTACGTCCACGTTTTTTGGGTACTGGTGGAGTAGATGGCTCTGTGATTGGTTCAGTTATTTGTGTTTGATTTTTCGGTTTGCGTCCTCTTTTTTTGGGAACTTTAATTTCGACTTCGGCTTCGCTCATTTTAAATTAAAACTTGAAGAAAATTTAAGTGGTTTTAATAAAACATTTACGGCAAAGTGGAAGATAATTTTCAGAACCTACCACGATTTGATTTTCTTCATTACTAATACGTTGACTGAAAATAGCACGTGTTCCATTTTTACATTTACTACAAAAAGAGTGTAATTTACTAATAGTATCACAAAAAGGTAATAGATCACTAATTTGTCCAAAGTTGGCACGTTTATAATCACTATCTAAACCAGAAATGTAAACTCGTAAATTGTATTTTTCAACAAGTAATAATACATTATCAAATAAATCATCGAAGAATTGTCCTTCGTTAATTAAAACCACTGAATTTTCGGGAATATTGTCTGTATACTCTTGAATAAATTTGCTAATTTTATCTATTTGTATGCATGGTATCATATTTTTATCATGTGAACTAAGCAATTTATCATCGTATCGTTGATCAATACGATGATTAATTACATATACATTAATATTTGACAATTTACATTGGTTATATACTTCAATAAGTTTAGATGTTTTTCCACTATACATTGGTCCGATAATGAGTTCCAGATATCCGTGATTTTCGAGCCAGTTATTCATGATAAATATATAAAATAATATATTTCTATATATTTATTTAAAATGATATTATTACTTTAAGTATGCAATCGAATAATATACCTTGGGTAGAAAAATATAGACCATCCGAATTTGATAATATAGTATTAAGCAGTCACAATCAACAGATATTAAATAACATGTTAACAATGAATATTTTTCCAAATCTACTTTTATATGGTCCCCCGGGAACAGGTAAAACAACAACCATAATTAATTTTATAAATAAATATCAAGAAATAAACAACGAGAAACATCCCGAATTAAAAATACATTTAAATGCATCTGATGAACGCGGTATTGATGTAATACGCAATCAAATATACAATTTTGTAGATTCAAAATCGTTATTTTGTAAAGGAACAAAATTCGTTATATTGGACGAAGTAGATTATATGACAAAAAATGCACAACAAGCTCTAAAATATCTAATACAACAATTCGATAGCAATGTTAGATTTTGTTTAATTTGTAATTATATCAGTAAAATAGATATAATGTTGAAAAATGAATTTTTTTGCATGCGATTTCATCATTTGCCTAGCATACAAGTAAAACAATATCTTCAAAATATTGTAACAAATGAGAAATTATCCGTGAATGAAAATGAGTTACGGCATATTTTGGATTATTATGATTCGGACATGCGTAGTATGATTAATTTTTTACAAACTCATCAATACAATACAAAAGAAAGACATATCATAAATTCTGATTTATGGGAATCAATAATAGTGCTAGTAAAAAACAATACAACAAGTAAAGTTCTTGATAAATTTCGTATTTATTGCAATAAATACAATAAAGATGAAAAAAATATGATTAAAAATTTTATTTATTATTTGTTGAATCAAAAGAAATATAAATGCAATATTGAAGAATTTTTAACTTTTGTGGAAAATCTTATTCATAGTAAACAAAATAAGTATTACATTGCTTATTTTTTTGTTAAAATCGGTGAATTTCTTTCATAAGTATTCATACGACTCAATAATTTGTTCATAAAATTATTTGGTGGTGAAAACTTGCAAGGATCGAATGAGTTATTATCAAGTTTCGATTCAAATGATTTAACTGATTCTAGGGGGATTTCTTTTAATTCTTCATTCTCTAACTTGATGGCGTTTTTCTGGGCTTGTAATTGTTGTCTAAGCATTATAGATAACTTAAACTAACCAAAGATAAAAATCCTTTAAACACAATTTAAATAATATTTAAAATTGATTTAAAAGATTTTTGATAATTTATAACTAATATAAAAATGGAGATTGCAACTATTGACGATGATTGGGAAAATTTTTTGGAGAATGGAATAGAGACATTTGAAGAAGAACCCGATATTGTAAATAGTATTTTGGAAGAGGAAACAAATATCCCTAAATCAACCGAACTATACATATCAACAAAAACAAAAATATTGTATATGAATAGTAAAGTTGATTTGATATATTTATTTTGGAAGCTACCTATTTTAGATTATTCTGAACCACGTGATGGTATACTGAAAAAACAAATGAAATTCAATTCAACTACACTAGAGGAATTAGAGGAAATACATGAGAGGAAAAAAGAATACAAATGTGTGACTGAAAATATTATTTATAATTCTGAACACGTGCATTTGCGTGACAATTCTTTTAAAGACGTGAGAAAAGTGAGTATAGGTATTTCTAAAAAAGATATTATGAGTTATCGCAGTAAAGAAAAAAGTGCATTTTACAATTGTTTTGTTATGAATTTGCGAATAAAAAATGGCGATGTTTTTAAAGAAGTACATGTAAAAGTATTTAATACAGGTAAATTAGAAATTCCAGGAATACAATGTGAAAAATTCTTTGGAGTCGTAAAAAATAAAATCTTGGAAACATTGACACCATTTATAGATATTGTATTAAATTTTGATGATGGACGCGAAGAAACAGTTTTAGTTAATTCTAATTTTCATTGTGGTTATTTTATCAATCGAGATAAATTATTTGATATACTAAAATATAAATATAATATTCAAGCAAGTTATGATCCGTGTTCTTATCCTGGAATACAATGTAAATATATGAAGCCAGACAAGCAAAATTACATTAGTTTTATGGTTTTTAGGACAGGTAGCGTATTGATTGTTGGAAAATGTGATGATATATTCTTGTATGAAGTATATGAATTTTTGAAAAAGATTTTTCATGACGAATACACAAACATTGCTACACAAACGAATTCACCTGTAATAAAAAAGGAATTAAAACCTAAAAAACAAAGAAAAAAAACTATTTTCATTACTCTATAAAAAAATTGTTTAGTAATAGACATACGTTATTTGTATCATTCTCACATTCAATAAGTAACAATTTCATATTTTTTAATGTTTCTGTTTCTGTAATATCATATTTGTATTGATTAATAATATAATTTTCTATTTCCGCTCTTATATATTGTAGCTTTTCTTTTTTTCCGGCAGTTTTTATATCTGTAAAATCTTTTGAACTAGCAAGCATAATCATTAATCTACCATATATATCTGTGAAGTTGGTAACTACTTCTAAAACATCGTCGTCGCTAGGTGTTAATAAATGGTTTTGTCTACTTTCTTCGTCTATATCATAAATAGTTTTGGTGTAAATGTAAACAACTGCGTCTTTTAGAGTCAAATTAAAAAACATGTTATCTTCTTTGTCTGTAATTTGGCTAATATATTCTATGTAATAAAATATAGCATTTTGACAATGAAAAATGGTTAATTCTAAATATTTCGTATACATCAATAAAAACATAAAAATATGTGTCAATGATTTAAATCCTTGGATAAAAATATTTTGGTTGGACATGTTTTCGAAATAGTGAACAATGTAGTAATGGATAATTTTTACATAACTTAATTGAATAAGAATAATAGGGTCGTCTAATGTTTTTCTGTAATTATCTTTGTTTGACAAATTAAAAACGATATTTTCAGGATTCTCGATTTTATCTTCCGAAGCCATTATAATTTCTTAATATAAAAAGTTATAAATTTAAAAGTATTTAAAGATTTTTAAGAATAAAAATACAAGAATGAGTACTGAAGAGAGTTCGGAAAACTACCGAACGCCTACAAATACAACAATGCAACACGCGTGTAAATTAAGCATTGTAGATGACAAACCAATTATGCTTGACTATTGGACAAGTTCACTTGACAAAAATGTATTAATCGGAGTTCGTGAAAACCAAGAAAAGCTTTTGGTAAAAAGCGAAGATGAATATACAAGTCCAATCAGTAAAATTTACAAAATCGAGACCGAATATATTATTATGACAGAAAATTCTATCTATTTAGTATCATCTGATATTAGTACAAAACGAATTTCTTAAAGTTCAAAATATTGGAAATAGAAAATAATTTGTTGTTGTAAAACAAATTATTTTAATTAACATAAATTGTGTGCGTTTTATCTAAAATATCTTTATTGAAAACACCTTTGATAAATTTACCTCCGTATAAAATAGGTTGTTCGTAAAATATAAGATTGCGAACAATTCCATTTATTTTTCTATTTTTTCCTTTACATCTCTCAGGTATGATAATAAGTTCTGGGCGTTTATCGTATAATTTAAAATTGTTTATTTCCGTGAAGTTAGTTTCGCCAATTAAATCAGCGAAATTTGAAATAATATTGCATTTTGAATCCTTCCTTTTCTCGTAAATAAAAGCAATCATTTTTTTATATTTACCACCTTTTTTTACACAAGAATAAAAATCACATAAAATTGTAAAATCGTCATATGATATATTTTGTTGATGTAAATCTTTAAAATTTTCCATATCCATGTTCCAGGACTATTATATATATATATTGTTACTTATTAATATATTATTTCAATTTTGATAATAAATAATATATTATTTGCTTTCAATAATATGATTGTATGGTATAATAAAGATGTTATAAAATGTTATATATGCAATGCCTATTTCAAATATCACATCATAACCTAAAATTAAAAATGCATCTAATAAATTATCTGATCTACATATATATTTGTTATCATTGCACAAGTGTACTTGTACTTTTCTAAATTCTTTATAATATGATATTATTGTCCAAATACTGCTTATGTAAACCATCGACATGAACATATTTAATTCTCTATAAAAATGTGATGGATTATTTAATAATACCAATGTGTTAAAAATAGTAGCACTACCCATTAAACATAATGATCCTGGTGTGTTAATCTGACGTTTTGAAAGTGTCTTGGTATTTGATTGTTTTTTAAACATATTTACCACCATGTAAAATATTAGTAAGTGATAAAAACATTGATAAAACCCTATATAAAATCTATCTCCAAAATATAAACCAATAATTGTTACTGCTCCTCCTTCTTGAATTCCTTGAAGAATTATTCCAACATATTTATTAAGATTTCTACTTTGATTATTCCATGTTACTTTCATAGGTTTAATAATGCGGATTTGTTGATAGTTCAGAAATAATTCGATTATTGTCCAAACAATGCTTGAACCTATCATCACATAAAAATATTCCATATTTTTATTTATTATACTATTGTGCAAACATAAAAAAAAAGATAATAATATATATATTATTTTCTTGTTTGCATCTGTCGCAAAATCACCTGTACGTATAATAAAATATTTGTCTTGTATTAAATTCATTGTATATTTTTATATATAAAATCTACATAAGTTAATTTTATATATAATTAAAAGTAAATACAAACACATTTTGTATATGTAAAAACTAATTTTATTTACTGGATATTAAATACGTTCCCATTAAAATAAATGCAATGCCAAGCATTTGTAGCGTATTATAATTTTCTTTATAAATAATCATACCTATGGCAATAACAAAAATAGTAGAAAACCCCTTGGTTAACATGGAATTAATAAAAGGAGTTTGGTATCCTTTATCCATTTGTAATACAAGAATGGTTGAAACAACAGTAAACAACGAAACACCTATCATACTACCCAGTTCGATTGGTTTCATATTCTTATATTTATTGAAATCCACCTTTTTCTTCTTTGTAAAATTATAGGCAAAATATACAACAACAAACAAACTTATGAAAAATGTATTCAAAAACAGAAAATCATCTTCGTCAATATCGCTTTTTAACACGTTTTTCTTAAAAAATGGTCTTAATGATTTCATAATAGATATTCCAAAAAGTACACTATACATTTTTTCTTATATAATGCTAATAAAAAAATTTAACATTCGAATAATATTATTAATCTAAACAATGCTCTAAATTTCAAGGTAAAATTTTTCCAAGTATTTCATAAGTTTTTTCATCAAACGATTCGGGAAATGTGACATTAAAGTGAACACATAATTTTCCTCGTTTATCGTTGCGTGTAAAACCCATGTTATTAATTTCTTTTATATAATTAGGTACAATGATATTACCCTGTGTATTTGTAATATTATACATTTTCCCATTAATATATGGCAATGTAAAAGTAAAACCACATAACGCATCTTTTAATGTAATTGCTTTATAGTAAATAATATTAAGTCCGTCTCGTTGGAAATGATGATCGCGCTCAATATTAATTTTAATTTTAACGTTAGAACTAATATTTTTCGGATAATTATGACCTTTATTTTTGATTTCGATAATTTCATCGTTGTCTACACCACAAGGTATATCTACATACAATGTTTCTTGTTCATTAATTTTATTATGTTTATTATTATAAATAGAACGTTCTATTTTTACAGGTAAATTAACACCTTCAAATGCCTGTTTAAATGAAATAGTAATATTTTTCATAATGTGTTCTATTTCGATTGACTCTTCTTTAATATCTTCATGTTGTTCGCGCTGTTGGAATCCATTTTTCACATTATTTTTTACATTTGTTGACATATGTGGAGGCATAGTAAAAAAAGAATTCATAAATGGTGCAAATGGATTACTTCTAGATTGGGATTGTTGCCCAGGCATAGGCATTGCCATTGAACCAAACATTTGTTGTAACATATCATTAATATGTTCATCATTTAATATGTCATCCATATTATGATAACTTGTGTGATTAAAACCATTATTTTGAATACCGCTCAAAAAAGGGTTAGAAGATATCATATCATATTGAGATCGTTTTTTCGAATCCCCCAATGTTTGATAAGCTTCGTTGATTTCTTTAAATTTTTCGGTGCTGCTTGGATTTTTATCAGGATGATATTGTAGTGAAAGCTTTCTAAATGTTTTTTTTATTTCATCTTGACTTGCATTCTTTGATAATCCTAATACTTGGTAATAATTCTTATTTGCTTCCATTATTTAAAAATAACGAAGAAAAACTTAAATGTTAATTTACATAATATAATTAATATGAATCAAACTTTAATAATGAAATATAAACCAACCAAATGGGAAGATTTTCATTTTGATGAAAAATTATCAAATATATTTCAAATGTATATTGATATTGATAAAATTAAAATGTTAATATCAGGCAATCATGGTACAGGAAAAACAACATTAATAAAAATAATAATTAATCAATATTTTAAAAATATTGCACTAAAAGATATAAATGAAAACGTTTTATATGTAAATCCCTTAAAAGAGCAAGGTATTCAATATTATCGTAACGATGTGAAAAATTTTTGTCAAACATATTGTACCATAAAGGGTAAGAAAAAGTTTGTGATAATGGACGACTTTGATTTAGTTCACGAACAAAGTCAACAAGTTTTTCGAAGTATTGTCGATGGTTATGAAAATAATGTTCATTTTATAATTAGTACATCAGATATATTTAAAATTGTGGAAAGTATTCAATCGCGTTTTACAAATTTGGTATTGCCACAATTCAATAAAACATTTATTAAAAATTTATGCAATAAAATATGTATTAATGAGAAAATTGTATTTTTAAATGGTATGAATGAGCTATTTCTATCTATATGTGACAATAATATTCAATTAATGCTCCAATATTTAGAGGGGTTTCGATTATTAAGACAAGATGTTAATGAGAAAATAATTTTTGACATATGTAGTCATGTAAACTTTAGTAAAATGAGTTTATATTTTAAATGTATGCAAGAAAATAAAATAAATGAAGGAATCGAAATATTATTTAATTTATATCATGATGGATTTAGTGTAATGGATATATTGGATTCCATATTTAATTATGTTAAAATGGAAAAGGTAGAAATAGCCGAGGAAATAAAATATAAATTAATAAAATACTTATGCAAATACATTACAATTTTTCATGAAATTCACGAAGAAGAAATAGAATTAGCATTATTTACAAACAATATTATAAAACTTTTCAAGGAATAAAAATATGCTTTTATATTAATATGGATAATGCGAAACAATATGCCAAAATGTTAAATAATAGTGCAATAATCATGCCTGCTGTTTTTGCAATCATTTTCATTGTTGTACTCATGTTTACATTTTATATATATTCGCTTTCAAGAATGAGACCTGTAAAGTGCAATAGTTTAGAAACAACATATCCAAATGCTCCTCCCATCAGTTCATTGCAAAATAGTGATTATGGGATGAAATTTTTATTGCGTGATTTCTATATTAAATCATCGTATAATAGTTGTTCTATTGGTAATTTCAAAAATAATTTTGTAGATATTTGCGCACTAAAAAATGTAATTAAACAGGGTGCGCGGTGTTTGGATTTTGAAATATATTCATTAAATGACGAACCAATTGTTTCTACTTCATCTATCGATAATTATTACGTTAAGCAAACATATAATTCTATTCCATTTATTGATGTGTTAAAAACATTAAATAATATGGGTTTTAGTTCTAGCACCCCCACGCAAAATGATCCTTTATTTATTCACATGCGAATTAAAAGTAAAAATAACGTAATTTACGATAAAATGGCAAAATACATTAAAACATATTTGGATTCCAACCGCATTTTAAGTCCACAATATAGTAATGAATATAACGGGAAAAATTTAGGGAAAGTACCAATTAAAGAATTAATGGGCAAATTTATATTTATAACTGATAGAACTAATAAAATGTATGTAGAAACAAAATTGTTTGAATATATTAATATTGCTACTAATTCAATGTTCATGCGTGGATTGCGAAATTATGGTGTAGAGTACACACCTGATCACAATGAATTGGTAGAATATAATAAAAAACAAATGACTTTGTCTATGCCTGATTTATCATCATCGACAAATAATGTAAAAGCCGCAATTCACATGAATTATGGTTGTCAATTTATTTGTATGTGCTACCAAAATAGAGATTCAAATATGGAGTATATTGATAAATTCTTTAGTGAAAATAATCGAGCATTAGTTTTGAAACCGGAAAAATTACGTTATGTACAAGTAACAATAGCCGAACCTAATAAACAAGACCCTAATTTATCTTACGCAACACGAAATGTAGAAGCCGATTATTATAATTTTAATATCTAAATCTATATTATTATGAAAAATGTATGCAATCCAAAAATGTCATTTAGCGAATGTGAATTAGAAATATTACGAAATGCTGTTGATACAGCGGAAAAGCGTTCTGCAGTTGAAAAGGTGCGTAGTCCAGGTGTGCAAGAAATTATATCCATTGTAGAAATGTTTTTGAAAAATAAAAAATTGATTTGTTACGGCGGCACTGCAATAAACAATATACTACCAAAGAAAGATCAGTTTTATAATTACGATCAAGAATTGCCTGATTATGATTTTTTTTCTGATAATGCTTTAGATGATGCAAAAGAGTTGGCGAATATATACTTTAAAGAAGGATTCACCGAAGTCGTTGCTTCAGCTGGTATACATTTTGGTACATACAAAGTTTTTGTAAATTATATACCTGTGGCCGATGTTACACAAATAAGTAAACCAATATTCAAACGTTTACGTAAAGATGCTGTAAGCATAGACAATATAATGTATTGTCCACCTGATTTTTTAAGAATGTTAATGTTTTTGGAATTATCAAGACCACTTGGAGATGTAACGCGTTGGGAAAAAGTATTAAAACGTCTTACGCTATTGAATAATAATTATCCGTTAAAAGCAAAAAATTGCAGTTTTGATAATTTTCAACGTGTATTTGAAGGAAAAGAAAACTATTCACTTATATATGATGTTACCAGAGATACAATAATAGACCACGAATATATATTTTTTGGTGGATACGCTAGTTATTTATATTCGCGATATATGGGGAAAAATATACAAAAGAAGTTTATAAAACATCCTGATTTTGATATATTAGCAGAAGACCCTGAAAAGGCAGCACAACAAATTAAATCACGTTTAATGAACGAAGGTGTAAAAAATGTGAAGATAATAAAACATGATGAAGTAGGCGATGAATCTATTGTTTTACTTCCTATACATTATGAAGTCATAGTCAATAAAGATACTATTGCAATGGTGTATATGCCTATGAATTGTCATAGTTATAATAAAATTACTATAGCAAGAAAAAGTGTTAAAATTGCTACAATAGATACAATGCTTTCATTTTATTTAGCATTTGTGTATAGCGGAAAACCTTATTATGATGATAATCGCATATTATGCATGTCTAAATATTTATTTGATGTGCAGCAAAAAAATAGGTTAGCGCAAAAAGGTGTTTTAAAACGTTTTAGTATTAATTGTCATGGAAAACCTCACACATTAGATGAAATAAGGCGAGTGAAGACAGATAAGTATAAACAATTGCGAACAAAATCGAATTCAAGAGAATATGAACAATGGTTTTTAAAATATCGTCCAGATGAAAAATACAAAAAATCAAAAACACACAAAATGAAGAGTAAAACAAACAAGAAAAAACAAATAAGCAAGAAAAAACAAACAAGAAAAAATAAAAGCATACGAAATTTATTTAACATTGAATTTTAATTTACCATATTGTTTAATAAACCCAATATACTTGCACCAAATAATAATTTAATTTCATTGGTAGTAAATTCTATTTTTTCTTGTTTTGGGAAAAATATGATTGTCAAAAATGCAAAGGTTAATATTAAAGAAAAAGGAGATATATAATCACGTCTTTCTTTAAAATAAAACCCATTTTGTTCATTGTTTGACATTTTTGCGAATATTAAACGAATAGTAAAAAATGCCATGATAAGTTGAACAACTCCTAAAATAATTAATAGTGCAGTTCGAATGTTTTCCATAATATATATATTATAAATATATTATAAGTAACTAATGAAATATGATGAAGCAAAACTGGAAAAGATTAGAGAAATATACAAAAAAAATAATTCGAATATTAAGCTTAAACCTGAAATAATAAAAGTTTTAGAAGCAACAAATAATGAATTTAAAATTAGTGTATTAAGCGACAAAGAAATTTTAGAACAGAAAATAAAAGTAAATAGTGAAAAACACGATGAACAAGATGAAATGATAAATGAGTTGTTTAATCAAGTATATGATATATTACCAAGTAACAATGAAAAAACTAAAAGTGACATGATACATGCATTGAGTGTAATAAGTAAATTAATTGTTTCGGATGCTATAAATGTAAAAAAAACATTGCTTTCAAATGATACACGTATTACTACTCTAGAAAGTAGTTCATCATCGTCATCGTCGTCGTCATCAAATAATAATTTTACTAATTTAGTTACTATGTTAAATGGTTTGAATGTATCCGGAATAGCAGATATTAGTAATTTAATAATAAGCAACATGACGACATTGCATGACGTTTCCATCAATGGATTTGCTCAATTGTATGGTGATTTATCAGTGAATGGATTAACGAA